CATAAGAAGTATATCAAAGGAGTAAAGGGATGTTCCTCTGAGAGGGGGGAATTGAGAGAAATAAATCAAAATCCGAGGGGTGGGAGCAATCCAAAGGACAGATATATGTCTGTGAATATTTCCCTGAAGGATGAGATGGGGAGAACCACAAAACAAATCAAATATTATACTCATAGATTAGTTGCGGAGTGTTTTATAGAAAACCCAGAGAACCTCACAGAAATCGACCACATTGACTCTAACAAATTGAATAATCATGCAGAAAATTTAATGTGGATTTCCAGAAAAGGGAATATGGTTAAATTTAATGCAAAAGAATTCAGTATTGTAGATATAATGACTGGTAGAACTTATGCTGGTGTAAATTTAACTGAGTGGGTGAGAGAGAATTGGCAATGGATACAACTAAGAACAAGAATAAAAGAACCGAAAGATTTTACAAAAAATTTATTAGGAGCATTCAGAAAAGGATATTCATACGGAAAAATAAAAAGAGCATAAGTACGAGAACCACTCATAGGGAAGAGATAGAATATCTTGGATTATGTCTCGGAGAACTTATGAAGTTTTTTATTGAAAATTTAGAAAAAAAAATTTCGGATAGAAAAAAATCCGTAAAAGGTTGATATATAAATGGAAAAAGAATAAACATGGAGAGATGCTAGAGATTACAGATTACGAGAGAGAATTATTGATTGAGTGCATTCAATTTCGTTTGGAGACTGATAAGACAGTAAATTCAAATGTAATTCTAAGGGAGGAGCTAGAAGAGTTGCTCTTCAAAGTGGAAGACTCTGATGAATACGTATAACATAGAAGTCAATGGAATTACAATTGTCGAGAGAGTAAATCCAGAAGATTTAGATGGAATGTTGAATCAGGTCAGGGGACTTGTATGGACTTCTGGTGGAAAAAATGAGGATATCAAAGTAGTTCTAAATAATCACGAAGACCCATTGCAATGATTGATTTGTAGTGGTATAATGTAAACGTCGGAATTAATTTTTTATGGCTAAAGGATTTACGATTAAAGCAAATGCATCGACGACTAATAAGGTTGTTGATGAGTTCAATTTAGAAGAAGCAAAGGCAATGGTCAAAGGGAAGTCCATTGTATTTTGTCTTCCTGGAAGAGGATGTTCTTATATCTTTCTGAAGTCATTTGTGCAGTTGTGTTTTGATTTGGTACAAGCAGGTGCAAGTATTCAAATTTCACAAGACTATAGTTCAATGGTGAACTTTGCACGATGCAAGTGTCTTGGAGCAAACGTTCTCAGGGGACCAAGGCAGAAACCTTGGGATGGCAAACTTGAATATGATTATCAACTCTGGATTGATAACGACATCGTGTTTGATACTGAGAAGTTCTATCGTCTTGTAGCAATGGACAAAGACATTGCTGCTGGTTGGTATATGACTGAGGATGGACACACCACATCCGTTGCACACTGGTTGGAAGAAGAAGATTTCCGTACCAATGGTGGAGTCATGAATCATGAAACTGGGGAGACGATGCAGAACCGTCGTAAACCATTTACAGTTGACTACACTGGATTTGGATGGGTTCTGATTAAGCATGGAGTCTTTGAGAGTCTTGAGTATCCTTGGTTTGCACCTAAGATGCAACAGTTTGAATCTGGTGAGGTTCAGGATATGTGTGGAGAGGATGTTTCCTTCTGTCTTGATGCGAAGGATGCAGGATTTGAGATTTGGTGCGACCCCAAGATTCGTGTTGGTCACGAAAAGACTCGAATCATCTGATGCCTTCTGAAACCGTCTTCTTGACGTTTCAAAGCATTTTAAGTAGAATGCCTCTAGAGATTTAAACTCAAGTCTTCTAGGGGCATTTTTATGTCTCTTATGAGTGAAAAAATCCCGTAAAAAAACCGTTTTGGAGAAAAGTAAAAAATGGCAGTGAAAAAGGCTAGTGTTGGTAAAACTAATGTCAAAATTGAAGGAAAACCAAAACTGACATCTATTGGTTGCAGCAAAAATACTAAATATTCTGCAACGAGTCGTAATAAGGCACGTAAAAAATACCGTGGACAAGGAAAAGGGTAATGTATCACCTAGACGTTAATGATGAATGGAACGCAATTCATCATGACGACTTGTGGATATACAATAAATTACAGTTAAGTCGGGTTTTAGGGTACACTTGTGGTCCAGTTGGGGCAAAAGTACCAAAACCCGACTTTTATATTGTTCGACCTTCAATCAATTTTCTTGGAATGGGTCGATTTGCTGAGATTAAATGGTTAGAAAACAGTACAGAAGACCTCTACCCATCAGATTTTTGGTGTGAAGTGTTTAAAGGAGAGCATTTAAGTGTTGATTATCACTATCAAGAGTCAAAATTGGTAGTTAGAGGTACTAAGGATGAGAGTGACCCTCTTTATAGATGGCAAAAATGGGAAAAAATTGATAAAAAAGTAGAATTTCCATCAATTTTAAAAAATTTAAAGGGAAATTATGACTGGATTAACTGCGAATTTATTGATGGACACTTAATTGAGGTACATGTAAGGCAAAATCCAGACTTTAGATATGACAATGAAGTTGCAGTTCCAATTTGGGATGATAATTTTCATGAAAATCCTGATTTCATAAGGGATTTGGAGTATGATACCTATGGAAGAAGGGGAATTTATATCAAATAAATAGTTCTTCGGAGAAAAATGGGAGGTTTATGAGAATTGGAGAGATTTTCAATGGGGAATCACCTCCTATTGGAGGTTTATGGTGTAGAGTTTTCTTTATTAAATGATGCAGTAACTCTTGAAGGGGTCATGTTAAAGGGAATTGAACGTGCTGGAATGACAGTTTTGAACACATTCCAGCATTGTTTTTATCCGCAAGGATGCACAATTGTAATTGCACTGTCAGAAAGTCATGTTTCTTGCCACACTTGGCCAGAAAATGGGTGTGTTGCAGTTGATGTATACACTTGTGGACCTGGAAATCCAAAATTAATTGCCCTAGAGTTGTTAAAATATTTTAATTCGGACAATTATAACCTCCGACATTTGCTGCGTTAAATATAGTTAGGGGAGATAGCAACCTCCTACAAAAAAAAGTTCTGTTTTTACCAAAAAACAGGAGCTAAAATGTCTAATTTACCAGTGGATAGAGATAAAAGTTACATGTATAAGATGTGGGGAACCACAAAATTGATAACTGATTATGATTCAACCAAAGATAGAACAATCAAAGAAGTTAATTTCATAAAGCACGACTTAAAAAAACAAACAGAGTTGCATGAAATGATTCGTAATGATGAAGATTATGATGATTGGGAGTATGGAACTGAACCTTCTTATGGTAAAAAATAGTCTAAAAGTCTTATAGATATATTAAATACACTTTTAATCTTAATGGCCACAAGGATTTCAAGAGCATTTAAGGATATTAGTTTATCTTTTGCGAAGCATCCTGTAACAAACGATATTTTAGTCATAAAAAACGAGGATGCTATCAAGAAATCCGTTACAAATTTGGTGAGAACAATTCTTGGTGAAAGATTTTTCAGACCATTGATTGGAACATCAGTAAATGCTAATCTTTTTGAATTAGCGGATGAAGAGGTTTCAATCATCATGAAAGAAGAAATCATGAGTGTTTTGAAGAATTATGAACCAAGAATTGTTTTAAGAAATATTCAAGCAAGATTCTTAGAAGATGATAATCAAATAAATGTTGAGATTGAATACGATATTGTTGGTCTAGGATTTCCCACTCAAAATATAGAATTTCTTTTACTACCAACTAGAATATAATGTCATTCAACCAATTTACTAACTTAGATTTCCAGGATCTAAGAACACAAATTAAGGATTATCTAAGGGCAAATAGTAATTTTACGGACTTTGATTTTGAGGGGTCTAATTTTTCTGTATTAATTGATGTTTTAGCATATAATTCTTATGTGACAGCATTTAATGCTAACATGACAGTGAATGAGTCGTTTCTTGATAGTGCGACTCTTAGGGAAAATGTTGTTTCTTTAGCACGTAATATTGGTTATGTTCCAAGGTCAAGAAGGTCGTCAAAGGCAAGAGTAAGTTTCAGTGTCAATACATCTGGATTTTTAGATGTAAAAGCAGTTACACTTAAGGCAGGAGTTGTTGCATTAGGAACTGTTGAAAGTGGTAATTATGTTTTCTCAATTCCAGAAGATATTACAGTAACCGTTGATGCTGCAGGTTACGCAGATTTTAATAATATAGAGTTGTGGGAAGGGACATTCTTAACAAAAAGTTTCATCGTAGATAATTCTCAACCAAATCAAAAATATCTAATACCAAACCCATCAGTAGATACTACAAGTATTCGTGTTTATGTGACTGATTTGGCAAATGAAGAATACATACAATATACAAACATCTTAAATGTAGACTCAACTTCAAAGATATTTTTAGTTCAAGAAGTAGAAGATGAAAGATATGAACTTTTATTCGGAGATGATATCTTTGGTAAAAAACCAACGAATGGCAGTTCAATCTTTGTAAGTTACATTATCACCAACGGAAAGGCAGGTAATGGATCTGCAAATTTCAATTTTTCTGGAATTTTAGAAGATAATAATCAAAATAGAATTACAAATGGTATTTCACCATTAACGACAATACTTTCATCAGAAAATGGTGATGATATTGAAAAGATTGATTCAATTAAATATCTTGCCCCAAGAGTATATTCATCTCAATATAGAGCAGTTACTGCGAATGACTATAAAGGGTTAATTCCTTTCATTTTCCCAAATGTAGAGTCTGTTACTGCATATGGTGGTGATGAATTAGATCCACCACAATATGGAAAAGTTTTTATATCAGTTAAACCAAGACAAGGTAAATTCCTATCAAGAATTTCCAAAGAAGAAATTAAAAAGCAATTAAAACAATACTCAATTGCTGGTATTAAACCAGAATTAGTTGATTTGAAATATCTTTATGTTGAATTAAATACAAGTGTTTATTATGATAAGAGTGCTGTTTCTGATATTTCATCACTAAGAAATAAAGTTATTGAAACTCTTAGTGCTTATGGTAAATCATATGATTTAAATAACTTTGGTGGAAGATTTAAATACAGTAAAGTAAATGCCCTTATTGATGATATAAGTGGTTCAATTACTTCAAACATCACAAAAGTTAAGATGCG